TTTAAAACCATCTTACCCCAATTGTCAGGATATTTTTTTTTAGCAAAAACCATATAGTTGTATAAAAATCTATCTCTACCATCAGTCATTTTCTTTTTAGATAAAATTTCTAGACATGGCGGACCATCTTTAAATTCATCTGCACCACCAGTTAATTCTTTTTTAATTAAATCATTGGATATAGTATCTAAATTTTCAATAGTTGATTTATTTATCTCTACAACTTTTAAAAATAAATCTAATGACATTTCTTTTCCTGAAGGATCTAATGCAACTCTTTCCGTTTTGTTAAAATAAGGAAGATTTATAAAATTACCATTTACTTTATTACCATTTGTATCACTTCCTAATTTAGTTTGTTTAGGAAATATCTCTGTTGTAATTGGTAACTTAAATAAAAATAATACTTGTTCTAAAAAGTCTCTTATAATTTTAGCTTTTATAAATTCTTTTGTAAATAAATATAAATGTAGTCCATTACTTTTTGATTTGATAGGTATCAAAGGTAATTTTTTTTCTTGAATAATATCTAAATAATATTTTATATCTAAGTCTTTATATATTTTTGGATCTATATCTATTGCACCAAAACATGCTAAATTATTGTCATCACAAGGTTGTATACCTATAGATTTATTTCCATTTAAATGTTGTGTGTAATCAAGTTCAGTAATTGGTTTACCTGACCAACCATAATCTCCAGCATTAAATTTTATCTTACCTGAATTAGGATCTTTGTATCCGTTACTAATATTACAAAAACCAAAATTACGTTTTAGTCCTGTAAAACATTTTATAAAACTTTCCATATCTATATCCCTTTAGTTTAAAGAGGCGGTTTTAGTCTCCCAACACCGCCTCTCCTTCGAAGTATTCACTAAGTGAATTATATAATATCTTCTGTTTTAGGTTTATTGCTTTTCTCATATTCAGGTTTTGCTGAACCTTTAGACACAGATTTTTGAAATTCTTGTGCCATTAAATATAAGTCTGCATCTTCTTTTTTAGATACATCCAAAGCTCTAACCATAGATGGTTTATAGACATGCCAGCTTTTATCTCCCCAGTTTTTTCCAATAGTTTTTAAATTATAAACTGCTGAAAATGCTGCTGGATTGTAAGCACCTTTGTCATCTTTAAATCTAAGATTTTTAATCAACTGATTTAATTCTCTCGCAGGTGTTAGGTTAGATGATCTCATAGTAATCACTGCCGGTCTAGGTTCATCCCCTAAAACAACTACATAAAAATATGCAGTTTTTTCTATGTAATTACCATTTGATAATCTCCACTTACCATTTTTTTCTTCCTGTGCATCTTGTGGTATTTTTATATGCGTTGTGACAGGAGGAGCCGCTGTGTCTCCCATTTCCTGCCATTCAGGAAATCTTGTTTGTACATGTGAAACAAGAATATTTATCCCCTTCTGACCATCAGTAAGTGTACCAAGACCTTTAGCATAAATCATACCAGGTTTTGAGCCTTCAACGTGTTTAGCGTTGTTGACATTACATTCAGGTGATAGTTGATGTAGGATTTTTAAAATCGGTGTTGACATATCATCCGATTTTATTTCTTCACTACCTTTTCCAGAGTCTCCTCTTAGATTGATAGTAGACAATGCACCTGCAGTGTCTTTCTTAGTTATAGCATTTGTATCAGCCATATATATCTCCTTATTTAGTTATTATTTATTATTTATTTTTTATTCTTAAAATACGTTTGATTTCCATCAAACGTATTAAATAGTTCTGCAGGAACTTCATGACCTTTGTCTTTCCATTCCTTCATAACTACTTTGAGTGTCGAAGGGTGAACTTTCTCTTCTTGAGTTGGTTCATACCCATTCGACCTCGCAAGGCTAGCATAATCGACAGCCTTGTTATCTTCGCCTTGACCAAATGATACAGTAATATTATTTTTTACTATATCACCTAAGCCATTGTCTCGAAGCCAGTGTATGCCTTCAGCTTTTTTATCAGCTTTTAAAGTGGCACTATAAATTTTTTTAACAGTTAATTCTGAACCGTCTTTTAATCTTAGACTTTCAAAATTCATATCTGCCATTAATTTTGGAATAATTAAACAACTAAAATATTTTTCATCTTCTTTTAGATCTTTAATTTGATCTTCAAATTTTTTTATTTGTTTTTGAATTGATTGTAACTTTTCAACTTCTGTTGAAAGTTTATCCGGATCAATACTAATAGATTGATCAGGTGCATCTTTACGTAGATCTATAACACTCATAATAATTTTCTCCTTAATTTAACTTTTTAACTTTCATGGCCGCATACTACTTTAAAAAAAATAAGTTGTCAACTTATTTTTGATAAATATTTATTTCTATAGGATAATAAGTTTTTTCTTGTCTATCCCATTTTAGTAACTTAAATTTACCGTTTGTCATTTCTGATGCAATTGCACAAGTTACACCAATAATAGCTGGATCTCCGTTTAATAAAAGATAATCATTTTCTGTAAAATTTTTTAATTTTTGTCTAATACTAAATATAAAAGGACCTGGTGAAAACATTATTTGTTCTAATGCTCTAAACATTATCTCAATTTCGCCATATTTTGTCGCACCTATAATATTATATTTAGGTTGACCTGTTCTTTGATCTATTGGTATGTCTTGTAATAAATATACTTTACTATTCATAATTGAATCTTTTTTAAAATTTCATTTGACTTTTATCTTTTTTTATACTACTATAATAAATAGAAAGAAAAGTAAATAGATTATGAATTATAAGTTTAAAACTAAACCATATGAACATCAATTAGATGCATTAAAAGCATCTTGGGATAAAGAAAATTTTGCGTACTTTATGGAAATGGGTACAGGTAAATCTAAAGTATTATTAGATAATGCCGCAATGCTTTACGATAAAGGCCAGATAAATGGCCTCCTTCTTATTGCACCTAAAGGTGTGTATAAGAACTGGTATGATCAGGAGATTCCAACACATCTACCTGATCATATCTATAAAAAAATGGTTTTATGGAAAACATCCGACAAATCTGTAAAACAAAAACAAATATTAAATACTTTATTTGAAACTGGAACTGACTTCCATATCTTAATTATGAATGTAGAAACTTTTTCTTCAGGTGAAGGTACTGCTTTTGCACAAAAATTTTTATCTTGTCATAAAGCAATGATTGCAATTGATGAGTCTACTACAATTAAAACTCCAACATCTAATAGAACTAAAAATATTTTATCATTAAGGGATAATGCTAAATATAGAAGAATATTAACAGGTTCTCCTGTAACTAAATCACCTTTAGATTTATTTTCTCAATGTCAATTTTTAGATCCTTGGTTATTGGGATATGATTCTTTTTGGATATTTAGAGCAAGATATGCAATTTGTAAAAAAATTGAAGTTCAAGGTAGACGTGTTGAAATTGTTGTAGGTTATAGAAATTTAGGGGAATTATCAGACAAAATAAAACCTTTTTCTAGAAGAATATTAAAACAAGATTGTTTAGATTTACCTGAAAAAACTTTTGTTAAACATTATGTTGAATTAACACCTGAACAAAAGAAAGTTTATAAACAAATGAAACAAGAAGCTATTGCATTTCTTGATGGTAAAATGCAATCTTCAGCTACTGTTATGACTCAATTAATGCGACTACATCAAATCACCTGCGGCCATTTTACTGCAGATGATGGTACAATAAAAAATCTACCATGTAGTAGACTAGGTGAGTTAATGAATATTCTAGAAAATGTAGAAGGTAAAACTATTATATGGTCTCATTATACTCATGACGTAAGAAGAATTATAGAAGAGATTAAAAAAATATATGGAGAAGACTCTGTTGTAGATTATTATGGTGCAACGGACACTGATACTAGATCAGTTAATATTAAAAAATTTCAAACAGATGATAAGTGTAGATTTTTTGTAGGTACTACTCATACAGGTGGTTATGGTATTACATTAACTGCAGGTAGTAATATGGTTTATTTTTCAAATGGTTATGATCTTGAGAAACGTCAACAATCAGAAGCTCGTATTGATCGTATAGGTCAGACACAAAAAATGACTTATATTGATATCATGAGCCAGGATACTATTGATGAAAGAATTGTAAAAGCTTTACGTAATAAAGTTAATATTGCTAATACAATTATGGATGAAGATTTTAGAGAATGGATATAACGACTATAGCCCCCACTATAATCAGTCCCGGCAGCTAAGTGCCAACCTCCCAAAACAACTACAGTTTTTCGAATAGAATAATTATGATGGTAAACATACCACCAACTAAAG